TATTTCTCTCCATTTTTGGTAGGTGTTTGTTTGTGTTGCGATAGAATGTGTGTTGCTTCACTTTGGTAGGTGAGCAACCGAACGGCCCCAGTTCACGCTGGGGTCGTTCACTATTTACGGCTAGGGCCTGGGATTGTTACCCCGCCATCTCTAACTGTGATTCAGTCAGCCGACGAAACGCTTCGGCCTCGCAATGATCGAAACACTGTCCGACCAACTCTGCACTGTTTTCGTCATCGTCGCCAGTGAACTGCGGATAGTTCGGATCATCAGAATTGACCGAATAGTTGCCATGCTTTCCGCTACGAAACTCGGCGTATCCATAAAAGTTTCCGCACTCGTCCTCGTAACTGATTGAGAACTCCAGTCGGGGGAACATTGCGCTAATGGCACTTAGCCCTTCGATGGCTGGTCCCCATGCTGTCCAGAAACGAACTGACAGTTGTGCGGTTCCATCAGGGGTGACATCCATAGGTCCGTCGATCTCGGTATCTACGTCACCCCACTTGCAACCCCAGTTGTCCAAACACCACTGGTAACCGCTGTCGCTGTAGGCACGTCCGATGGACACTCCGTTGTTGCCGATGATCTCTTTACCCTGAAGATTCTCGGGGAATGGGATCAACGCAGGGATAAACGCCTTATGGGGTTCGATTGCGTCTTGGAACTGTTGCACGTCATCGGCTAGTCCGATGACAAATAGGTTTGTGTAGCAGTGATTAGGCATTGTTATTGCTCCTTTGTGGTAGGTGATTGTTCCCATATAAAAGGGTTTTGGTAACGGTGTGATGGAACTCATTGTTTCGCATTCCCAACAACAAATCATTCGCCATCGCAATCTTGTTGTGCCAACAATCATCCGTTGCTTCCCAATCCGATAGTTCACACTCGCAAGGCTGATCTTCCATAACGGAAAGCAGAAGGTTTCTGGCATCTCTTAGTTCGTCACTCATGCCGACACCTCGTCGCAATCGTGAATCTGGGAATGCAACTCAGACACGATCATTGCCAGATCGACATTGACAGGATGAAGCATCCCGATGCACGAAGAACCAACCTCATGCCATCCGCCGAACTCGCATTGACGCTCCAATACCATCACGCCACTCAGGTATCCGAAACTGAGAATGTTCACCAGATCCCGACGCAACTCGGTAAGTAACGCATCGTTACCAACCGCATCGACGGGAGGTTGCCACCAATACACATAGCCACGATCATCACGGACCTTGCGAGCGAAACCATCAAACCCCTCGGGACGTTCTGAATGTCCAAACCATCCGCCCCGAGAACATTCGGCAACTTTGCCAATCCAGTCCTCATCGTCACGAACATCTGACCACTCATCAGCCTGCAACGTCACAACAACACGCTGAGAACCATCGCCAAGCAAATAGGTGGCACGTTCCTGATTGCGTTCCAGATCCGCCACTAGCGAATCCATGACGTACTGCTCCAGATCATTCATGCCGACACCGCCGATACCGCTGAAACGTGAATCGGATTGTCATCGCATCGGGACACGACAATCTTCACCGCATCATCGCCCAAACCTATACGCCAGACAGTGTGATTACCGTTTGTATGTTCCACAACTGCCAGACCACACAACGCCAGCCCACGATTCACTGCAATCGCAAACTTTGTGTGCTCGGGATAATGATCTTCAGGTTTCTCAGTAAGAAAGTGTTCGATTGTCTTGCTATGCCAGTTATTCATTGCATTGCTCCTATTGGTAGGTGATGGGAGCGGGCCACGATGGCCCGATCCCGATTAGTTGTAACTGTAACAGAATCTAGTGGTGTTGTCAAGTGTCTACAGACAGTTATTCGGAAAGTATCGCAAGAACCTCAGTCTGCTCAATCGCGAACACGGTGAATCCTCGTCGGGGCTTGCCCGAAACTGTCTCGGAACCGTCCTCACGTTTCGTAATCGTCGGCAACAAACACGATGTCCCACGCTCACCCTTGCGGACCATACGGCCCGCGTTCTTCCATTGCACAAACGTCGCAAACTGACCTGCGGTCCATTCGTGTTCGTTCATCATCTCAATCAACCGCGACGCGTTCCCCTTCAAGAACTCACGCCCCGTAATCGGATTATGAGGCCATTGCACTGTCCTCGGATCAACAACTATCTCAATACTCATTCTCATACTCCTGTTGGTAGGTGAATCTGATTAGTTGTACCTGTCGCCATTAGGCGAACACGTCACCGATTGAAAGTTTCTCCACCATTGCATCCCAATCCGATGAGCCACGGCCCAAACGGACGTGATCGACAAACCCCCGAGAGTCCTCCACTAGCGCGTGGTGTTCCCCATAGCGTCCGATCCAAACCCCATCGGTTTCCATGTCTCCCGCGCACTCGTCGGCAACGTGGCGAAGATCAAGCCAATAGGCGAACGGTGTCGAATACTTGTGAGTCTTGTAGTTCTCTCTCATTGTCCTGCTCCTGTTGTGGTAGGTGAATTGCTCTAGCGGTAGTGCCAGTAATCGGAATCGGCAGGAATGCGGCTTTCGGCGTCATCGGAATGACTGGCCCAAAGTGCCCCCAACTCGTTCGATAGTTCGGCGTACTCCTTCCAATCGCGCTTAGTGACGCAACGCTCAAGCCGACGCAACATTTCCCGCGTGTACGTCATGTCCCTACGCATCGTCCCAATCGTGAAGGATGTTTCGTTGTTTCTGCCCATCGTCTGCACTCCTTGTGGTAGGTGAATCGGTACCCAATCGGCACCACACAACACGCCGCGCGTGCTCTGCGCTACTGACTGAGAGGCATGAACGGACCGGGACCCTCGTCCCGATCCGTTCCCACTGTTGCTTTAGTCGTCGTCCTCGTCGCCCTCGTCCTCGTCGCGCTCTGCCTCTAGCGCATAGATCAGACGCTCGGCCAGTGTGCAAAGAATCCACCCGACTGCCTCGGTCATGTCAGTCGGGAGCGGTCCGAGTTCCTTGGCGATCTCCTCGGAGAACTGCCACCCCTGAAGGTCAGTAAATACCTGCCAACGGTCCCCCGTGTAGATCGGGACGGCCCCGTCTGCTGCTTGGTGGATTGCCTCGTCTAAGTCGGTGCCGTATTCGATGGCCTCGTCTCGTTCGTAATCAAGCCAACCGCGCGCAACCTGCTCAAGCCATTCGGCCCCTGCGCTCGTGCTGCTTTCCATGCTCGCATCAATCATGTTTCCCAAGCGGTAGGGGGTGTACTTGTTCTTCGTTTCCATTGTTTGTTTCTCCTGTTTGGTAGGTGATACTAGGGATTGTGACACACTGCTTAGATGTTGTCTAGTACCTATTGACAAGCGCCGATAGACACAAGGAAACCCACCCACTAGAGCGGGCTTCCCAATGCTGACCGACTCCCTAGCGATTGCGGGAAACTGCGACAAGATCGCGGGCAAGGTCTCGCAACTCCCGAGCGATTGCCGCGGCCTCTGCTCTGCGTCCCTCGGTCATCAGTCGGGCCCACTTCGCCCCAAGTTCTGAAACGTACACGCTCTCACGTTCCCAAGAGTTCAGGGCCAGTCGGTATTCATTCTGCGTTGTCATTGTCGTGCTCCTGTTCGGTAGGTGATGAAATCAGTATCCCAGAATTCGCAGCAGTTGTCAACCCTCTATTGTGTGAAATATGTCACACCCCCGAACAAGGCAGAACAGTAGCCCCGACCCGACCCGCTGCGGCTTCCCTCGGGTTAGGTTCCTGCTTCGTCTGCTTGTCGCTCGTTTCGGTGCGATTGTCTGCCTATCCGACCCGACACAACAGAGGGAGCACCTCAGCGCAGACCCTTACCCCAACGCAGGCACACCACCGCCCCATTCGGTCGGGATCGAACTACGATTCGCTTCCCATCGCCACGCCCGCCCCGTGTGGCGGGAGGGGTAGGGGGGGTGGGGGCGCCGTTGTTTATATATATTGCACCGTAGCCAATGTGTGAACTTTTTAGAACCAGGCGTCCTGAGCGGGGGCAGCCAGTTTCTGCTGCAAGTCAGTGTTTGGGCAAAAAGAATGCAACCCATCGGAAGGATGGATTGCATATTTGTGTGTACTGCTAAGAGTGTGTGTTGTGTCTGGTGGAACCTTCGCTGGTTGCTTCGGTTCCTGTGTCTGGTGAATCTGTGTTCTGTGACCGCTCGTTGCACTCGCGGTGTAAAAGTGCCTTTACTAGCCGTGTCGCTTAGTCCCGCCTAGTGGGGATGTCCTGATGCGGGACAGTTGCGGGTTGTTTGTATGAGTGCAAACGAAGCGGTTTCTTGGAAGGGCAGTAACGGCGGCGGTAAAGGGTGGAACTGGGATAACCAAAGCAACTCTTGGATGATGCCTGATCTCCAGTCACAGTTTTTGGATTGGTTGTTGACTGATCCGAAAGATCCTGCGACTCGGGTTGCGTGGGCGCAGGAGAATGGGGTTCATCCTGATTCTCCGAAACGGTGGAAGCGGGATAAACGGTTTCAGGAGGAATGGGATCGTCGGGCCCGTGAAAAAAACATCAGTGTTGACCGTGTCCAAAGTGTCGTAGACAGTCTGCACAAGGCGGCGGTGAATGGTGATGTGAAAGCGGCGAATTTGTATTTGCAGTACATCGACCGTTTCACTCCGAAACGGATTGTTCGTAATGAGGATGCCGAAACGAAATCTCTCAGTGATGAGGATTTGTTGGCTGAACTTCAGTCACTCACTAAGGACTGGGTTTAGTAGCGGGACATTTGCCGTTAGTTGTATGGCGCTATTCAACACTCCTGCTTATAACCAGCGTGTTGCTTCGATGGCACCTACAAAGCCTGTTGCACCTGTTTCTAACAAGGCACCTGAGATCCCCTGGTATATGAAACAGCAGCGGGCGGATGATCGGGTTATTGGTGGACCAGTTGAACGTCAAGGTTTTGGTGGCGCTCTTGACCGAATGCGTTCAACCATCGACAACCGTGTTGCCGCTGAGGGTTTGCAAAAGAAATATGCGGAACTGATTGAGACTCAGAAACGTGATCGTGCAAACAGGTGGCTAGACAAATGGTTTACGATGAACCCAGAGGGTTTGCCTAATGATGCAGCCGAGTACTATCGGGAAATGCTGGAAGATGACTCAAATCTTCAGTTGTCTCGTAAACATTCTCTCGGGCAAATGGGCGGGATGATAAATCAGATGCCGTCTGGTCCCATGAGGACTGCGTATGAGGAGCAACTACGCATCCTCAGCGAAATGGCTCGTGGCAGAAACGCCCGTGATTACATGGATTACAAACCGACGGCTCCAATGGGTAGACGTCCGTGGCAAAAACCCAGTTCGGACTTTTACTCGGCCTAGTAGCGGGACAGTTTGTTCTTATCTCTAGGAACCCGATGGTGGATTGGGTCTAACCTTGGGAGTGATAATGTCAGATTCAAAGGGAATGGCCCGAAGGTCCATAAAAGCCAACAAAGCCGCAAAAGTCGCAAGAAAAAACGCTGAAAGCGCGTGGGGTGCTGCAAATAAGGTTGGCCCAGCGTACGGAGAATCTGTTGCCTCTGCTGCTGGCCGAATTAGCAAGTACCGCGAGAGCGTTAAAAGGTCAACAAAGCAAGGTTCCTACGCTCGCAACTACTTCAAGAAAAACAGCAAGTAATTCTGTCTGAACAATCATGGTGGCTGGTACTACTGGCCTTTGAGATAGTTGGCCTTTGGGGTCAATGGGTTGTAGGAACAAACCGATGGTGGGGATGGGGTGTGGTAATGCTGCACTCTGTCCCTTGGTTTGTTTTCTCCCTGGTTTACGGAAACTGGGGGGCGGCTTTGATGCCGCCTTTGTGGTGGTCGGTAAACGGATGGAATCTCAGGAAGTGGCGTCGCAATGACAACCCGTGAACGTCTGGTCGAGTTGAAGCGGGAGTTGGAGTGGCGTAAATGCGTCAAAGACGAAGCCTATTTTTTGGAGAACTACTGGTATATCCAGAATCCCCGTGACGGTCGAGTCCTGTTTACGTTGCGCCAGGCACAGCGGGAAGCGTTGGTTGAGTGGTCGAAGGAACGGTATTCGCTGACCTTGAAGGCACGTCAGATTGGGTGGACGACCCTTGTGGCTGGACATCAGTTTTGGCTGGCATATTTTTCACCCGATCAGAACATCATTGATATTTCCCGTACCGAACGGGAAGCGGTGTTGCTGCTGAAGAAAACGAAGTATGGCTTCAGGAATATGCCGAAGTGGATGCTGGAGCGTGGCCCTCAGTCCACGGTGGAGCATCAGCAGAAAATGGTGTTTGATAACGGTTCGCAGATCACATCAATGCCATCGGCCAGTGATCCTGCTCGTGGCGAATCCGCCACACTGATTGTTGTTGATGAGTGGGCGTTCCTCCCAAACCCTGAGGAAGCGTGGGCTTCTATCGAACCTGTTGCCGATGTCGGTGGTCGTATTATCGGGTTGTCTACTGCTAATGGCAGTGGCAACTTCTTTCACCAAATGTGGGTTGGGGCGGAGACACGCACCAACCAGTTTTCACCAATGTTTTATCCGTGGTCCGCTAATGAGGAACGCGATGACGATTGGTATGAAAACAAGAAACGGTCAATGACAAGTTGGCAGTTGGCGCAGGAGTATCCGTCCGACCCTGAGTCTGCGTTTATCAAGTCTGGTCGAACTGTTTTTGATGTGGATGATCTGTTGCAAAAG